ATCCGTGTGGCGGGGATGCCGAGGGCGATGGCAAGGGCATTCGCGCTCAAGCCGAGCGGGGCCATATATTCTTCGCGGAGAATTTCTCCGGGATGGATAGCAGCGCACATGTCTATCCTTCTCAAACCGCCTGCACGGACTGCTTCAGGCTGTCCACGATAAACTGATTGATACTCTTTCCCGAAGCAGAGGCGGCAATAGCGACAGACTGGTACGTCTCGGGATCGAGCCGCAAGGCAAAGCGTCCTGCCTGCTTCTTGGGGGCGATCCCCTTTTCCGCACAGACCTCCAGAAAGACTTCCAGCGAGATTTTACCTTCGCGCTTCAGCCCTTCCAAATCGGAGGCGTAAAAATCCGCCGCGCCGTTGAGTCCGACGAACTCACCCCGGAACATCTCGATTTCCGGGTCATAGGCAATGACGGCCTTGTAGCCGTCTTCAAATGTCATGACATTATTCATGGTTTCACTCCGTGGCTTTCCAACCAGATACGCACGCTTGCAACCGCTCCTTTGTCCGTGGTCGGCGCGGGATGCGGGCGATGAAACACTCGCACTTCCCCGAACAGCACCACAGCGATGCGAGAACCAGCACGTTCGCTTACTTCCGCGCCAAGCTCCACAAACAGGGCCTCAATGTCCGCCCATCTGATGCTTCCCGAAACGGGGCGGGCGAATATCTGTTTCAGGGTCATCTGGTGTTTCTTTTTCATGCCCTTATGATATTATTTTTTGACATCATGTCAAGAGGTATTCTTTTCTCCCCGCACACAAAAACCTTCCAACAACCCCTTGCGGCGCATCCCGGCTGCGGGTCTATACTCATGCCCAATTATGCGGGCCTGCCCGCCTATCATGGCGTGATGCCGAAGAATACCCCGGCGTGAAGCCCTAACCCGAACCGAGAAGGATACCATGAAACTCAAGCTCGACGAAAACGGCCATGTGGTGGTGAAGGACGGCTTCCCTGTATGGGTTGCCGAAGATGGTGCGGAGATTGCGTATAACGTCCCCGACCTCGTGAACAAAATTTCCGCCGTCAACGCAGAATCAGCCGGACGGCGCAAGGACATCGACGCCCTGACCAGCCAGCTCAAGGCGTTTGACGGCATTGACCCGGAAAAGGCCAAGGCCGCCCTGGAAACCGTCGCCAACCTTGACGCCGGGAAGCTCATCGACGCGGGAAAAGTCGACGACCTCAAGATGGAAATCAAGAAGTCCTATGACGGAAAGATTTCCGATCTCGAAAAGGCCCTCGCCGACTCCAAGAAAGATTCCGCCGACAGGCTGGCCGCCAAGGAAGCCTCCATCCGCACGCTGCTGGTCAAGGGCATCTTCGATTCCAGCGCGTTCCTGAAGGACAAGACCGTGCTTCCCTCCGACGTGGCCTACGCCTCGTTCGGCAGGCATTTCGAGGTGAAGGAGGAAAACGGCGAGCTGCGCGTGGTCGCCACCATGAACGGCCAGCCCATTTTCAGCCGCTCCGATCCCGGCACCTTCGCCGCGCCCGAAGAGGCGCTTGAGGCCATCATCGACAAATACCCCATGAAGGACCGCATCCTGAAGGCCCCGGACGGCGGCTCCGGCAGCCATCCCAACTCCGCGTACGCCCCCGGCGCAAAAATCATCCCCAAGGGCGACATGAGCGCCTTCGGAGCCAACCTTGAAGCCATCGCCAAGGGCGAAGTAACCGTCGCGGCCCAGTAGCCGCGCGCACCAAGAGGATTTTTCCATGAACGATCTGTCCAAAGTCGTCGACAAGCTGCTCGCACAGGGCCTGCTTGCCCTGCGCGGCACCTGCGTCATGCCCCGCCTCGTGAACTCGGACTACAGCAACCTTGCCGCGCAGCAGGGGGCCAGCATCGACGTGCCCATCCCCTCTGCGATCAAAGCGCAGGCCGTCACGCCGGGGGCCACTTCGCAGGACACGGGCGACATCAGCCCCGTGTCCGCCACCATCAAGCTCGACCGCTGGATGGAAGCGCCTTTCTACCTGACCGACAAGGATCTGATGGAGGCCAATCGCGGCGTCATCCCCATGCAGGCCAGCGAAGCGGTCAAAGCCATCGCCAACGACGTGAACGCCACCCTGCTCGGCTTGGGCCGCAAGTTCTACGGCATCGTCGGTACGCCCGGCACCACGCCCTTCTCCACCGTGGTCGACGCCACCAACGCCCGCAAGGTGCTGAACCGCCAGCTTGCCCCGGTCAACGACCGCCGCATCGTGCTGGACCCCGACGCCGAGGCCGCCGCGCTCGGCCTGTCCGGGTTCGCGGACGTGAGCAAGTCCGGCGACGCGCGGCCCATCATCGACGGGACCATCGGGCGCAAGTACGGCTTCGACTGGGCGATGGACCAGCAGGTGCCCTCTTTCGAGGCCAGCGTCATGACCGAAGGCGCGCTCACCGTGAACGGCGCGAACGAGGCCGGAGCGCAGGTGGTGAGCCTCGCCAAGGCCACCAACGCCGCCGGCCTCAAGGAAGGCGACATCCTGACCATTGCGGGCGACGCCCAGACCTATGTGGTCACGGAAGCCGTCTCGCTCGCCGTGGGCAACACCGCCGTGAAAATCTACCCCGGCCTCGCCAGGCCCACCACGGGCTCGGAAGCCGTCACGGTATCCGGTTCCCATGTGATGAACCTCGCCTTCCACCGCGACGCCATCGCCTTTGCCACCCGCCCGCTGATGGATTCCGCCAACGGCCTCGGCAACCTCATCCAGTCCGCCGTGGACCCGGTTTCCGGCCTGTCCCTCCGTCTGGAAGTCTCCCGCGAGCACAAGCGCACCCGATTCAGCTATGACATCCTGTACGGCGCGGACGTGGTGCGCCGGGAACTCGGCTGCCGCATCGCCGGGTAGGAGGCTCCATGCACATCAGCACAGTGAGGATCAGGAGCGTGGAAACGGCGAGCGGGTTCATCGTCATCAACGAGGCCGATTTCGATCCGTCGAAGCACCAGTTCTGGAACTCGGAAGTCACGACCGCCACGCCGGAGCCCTCCTCCGCCGAGCCGAACGCAAACAAGCCTCTTGACCTGATGACGCTGGCGGAGCTGCGTGACCATGCCAAGGCGCACGGCATCGCCATCCCCGCGACGATCACCGCCAAGGCCGACGTGCTGGCCCATGTCCTCGCCGCCAGCGGAGCCCGCGCCGGCAGTGACGTCCCCGGGCAACCGCAAGCGTAACCCCAACGGCAAGGACACCGCCATGACCTGCACCCCCGGGAAAAAGAAGCGCAAGGGCAAGTAGCCCCGCGCTTCGACCGGGCGGGGGAATACCCTCCGCCCCCGCCCGGAACCCCAAAACGGGACTTCAAGGAGAAAACCATGCCCCTCATCGTTGAAGACGGCACCCTGCCCGCCGGGGCCAACAGCTTCGCCAGCGTTGCCGATGCCGACGCCTACCATGCCGCCCGGCTGACGGCCGCATGGACGGACGAACTGGCGAAAGCCCAGAAGGAGGCTGCGCTGATCCGCTCCTCTGACTGGCTCAACCGCAAGGTCATGTGGAACGGGCGCAAGGCTTCCCGCTCGCAGCGCATGGCGTGGCCCCGGTCTGGCGTGGTCACGCAGGACGGGGAAATAGCCCCGGATGAAATCCCGGCGGAAGTCGTCGAGGCTTGCTGCGAACTGGCGGGCTTCTTCGTCGAACAGGACTACCTCGCGCCGCTCGACCGGGGCGGGGACATCGCCAGCCTAGGCGTGGACGTGATCAGCATCGCCTACAACGGCACGGCCCCGGCGGAAACAGTATTCCCCTCCCTGTCCGGCCTGCTCGCCGGGCTCGGTACCGTCTGCACGGGCAAGGGCGGGGGCATCATGGAGGTGGGAAGAGGATGAGCGCATCCCTGTACGCCAGCGTGGGCAGGACCGCACGCCAATTGATCAACAAGTTCGGCAAACGGATGATCTACCGTCAGAAGAAGGATGGACAGGTCTACAACGATCAGACCATGCGTTATGAACCTTCGATCAAGGATACCCCGTTCAAGGGCATACGGAAGAATGCCAAAATCGAAGAAAACCCGGAACTGCCCATACAGCTTGGGGACTGCATCATCCTCGCCGCGGCCTCCGGCCTTCCCGTGCCCGCCGTCCCCGACCAGATCATCATGGACGGCGAAACATGGGGCGTCGTGGACTCCGCACCCGTGGCCCCGGGGGATACGGCACTGGTCCACAACATCCTGATCCGCAGGGGGTAGCCGTGGACATTGCCGCCATCGAAAGCCGCCGCCAGGACATCAAACGCCGCATGGCCGCACTCGACCGCCTGAGCACGTCCGACGCCCGCGCACTCGACAAGGCCATGACGGAGATGTGCGCCCTGTATGCGGAGTACGCCCGGAGTACCGTCGCGCTGGTGGCCTTTGAAGCCTACCGGACGCCGAGTCTTCAACCGTGGGGGCTGAGGCGCAGGCTTTCGCGACTTCCATCGTCGTCGAGGACGCGAAGGTCTTCTTTACTGGGCAGAAAATCCAGAACGTCACCAAGTCGGACGACAATTCCAGCAAGGGCTACGCCGTGACCGCCGTGGACGAACGGACGAACACGCAGACCGTCGCGCCCGGCATCTCCGGCGCATGGGCCGTGGACGACGTGGTGAC